GGATGAGGCAGATATAGTTGAGTAGAACACAACGGCTTCACATCGTTGTAGGTTTACCGAGAGCAGGTAAGAGCACCTTATGTAGACAGCTAGGTTTTCCTATTGTGGAGACTGATGCAATACGTAAGGTGCTTCGCTGTTTCCCTTTTGTTCCTCACCGTGAGGTTGAAGTATGGGCCTTAGCACACAGCATGGTTGCTGCACTGTTTGAAGCAGGCCACACAGACGTGATACTCGACTCTGTTTCACATACCTCTCAAGCACGTAATGAGTGGGTGATGTATGAACGCATCTTCCATGAGGTGCGTACCAGTGCTACCGAGTGTTGTAAGCGTGCGGTAGATCGTGACCAAGACTATCTTGTGCCGGTAATACAGAAGATGGCTGAAGAGTTAACTTGGCCTCTTAACCAGCCTATGACCCTATCCAGCACAGGTGTCGCTATACCAAGGCCACAGAGATAGCTTGATTAATGAACAGATCGCTCTCGAAAGAGAGATGGCTGTTAGGGGTGTAGAACGGTATCACAGGATTACGGATGATGCAGTAGCTAAAGGCAGAGAGTCAGAGACTACTTATGCTCAGCGGCTTATACCGGAATATGTGCGCGTACTTGCGGAAGCAATAGAAGCTGCCAAGACACCTAAGAACCACATGGGTAGACAGGCTAAGTACGTGGGACTCTTGAAGGGTGCGGACGCAGAAGAGATTGCGTTTATCACCTTGAGGTACATCTTCGACTCACTGGTAACAGGTAGTACGGTGAACAACCTAGCTATCAACATAGGCCAGAGGGTTGAAGATCAGATTCGGTTCAGTAAGTTTGAAGAAGAGCACAAGGGATATTACCGCAAGATAATAGAGGACTTCAAGACTAAGAACACAACTGAGTACAGGCACATGCACAGGGTAATGATTGCTAAGTCTAACGACATGCAACAGACTTGGAACGCATGGACTACAGATGAACGCCTGCACTTAGGTGTTAAACTCTTGGAACTCACTATTGAGTGTACAGGGCTTATCACTAAGGTAGTCCAGAACGTAGCACCCTTGAAGACTGAGGTTCGTGTAGTAGCCACACCAGAGACTATGCAATGGATTTATGCACATAAGGAGAACGCAGAGATACTGCATCCTGAGTGTATGCCTTGCATCATACCTCCTAGAGATTGGGTAGGAGTGTTCGATGGTGGTTACTACACACCGGAGATATGTCACCGCATTAACTTTGTTAAGGTTAAGTCAAAGGCTCACAGGAAGGCTATTAAGAACGTAGACTTCAGTGAGGCAATGAAGAGTGTTAACGCCATACAGCAAACAGCATGGGAGATTAACACAAGGGTACATGAGGTTATCAAGGAAGTATGGAAGCTTAACTTGCGTATTGGTATGCCTGCTAGTGAGCCTCTTGTTATCCCTGAGTCACCTGTAGCACCTGACCTTAAGAAAGAGAATATGACTGAGCAGGAAATGGGCTTGTGGTTACGCTGGAAGCGTATAGCAAGTAAGACCTACACAGCAGAACGTGAGAGGTTCAGTAAGTGCCTACAACTCAGTCGAGTGCTACAGATGGCAGAGAAGTACAAGGAGTACAAGGAGTTCTACTATGTCTACAACTGTGACTTCAGGGGCCGCATATACTGTGCATCACCAGGGCTTAGCCCTCAAGGTGCAGACTTCAGCAAGGGGCTTTTACACTTCGCTAGTGGTAAACGGCTCGGCAGTGATGGTGCTTACTGGCTTGCAGTCCACGGAGCAAACACCTACGGGTACGACAAGGACTCCTACGACGGGCGCAGGGCGTGGGTAGATCAGCACACAGAGATTATCAAGGCTGTAGCATCTGACCCTCTCAGCAGCGATTCTCGTTCGTTTTGGAGCAATGCTGATAAACCCTACCAGTTCCTCGCCTTTTGCTTTGAGTGGGCCGACTACCTCAGAGAGGGGCAATGGTATGTCTCTAAGATCGCGGTGGCCTTAGACGGCTCATGCAACGGCTTGCAGAACTTTTCAGCCATGCTCAGGGATTCCGTGGGAGCAAAAGCAACGAACTTATGTGCAGAGGATAAGCCACAAGACATCTACCAGAAGGTTGCTGATGTATGCCGGGACAGGCTTATGCTCATGGATGATAAGATAGCTTTGCAGTGGTTGGACTTCCAGGTAACAAGGAAGTGCAGCAAGCGTCCGGTAATGACCTTGCCCTATGGCAGCACAAGACAGAGTTGCCGGGAGTACATCGAAGACTACATCATTGACAACATAGAACGTAGTCCGTGGGAAGGTAGAGCAATCTTTGATGCAAGCCTTCACTTGAGTAACATCATGTGGGAGAGTATCAGCAGTGTAGTAGTTGCAGCACGTAGCGCAATGGACTGGTTACAGAGTGTAAGTCGGATTATGTCTAAGCTTGACATACCTCTTGTATGGACAACACCCACAGGGTTTGAGGTGTATCAGGGTAGCATGAAGAGTCAGAGCCACATAGTTAAGACTCAGCTATGTGGTGTGTGTAAGCTCAGGATTGCAGTACCTACTAACGAGGTGGACTCAAGGAAGCAAGTTCTTGGAATTGCACCGAACTTCGTGCATAGCATGGACGCCTCCCACTTAGTAAAGACGGTGGGTGTATCGGAAGATATTACAGCATGGGCTATGATACACGACTCTTACGGTACATACGCAGCGGACACACCGGCCCTTCACAGGTTCATACGCAAAGCCTTTGTGGATATGTACACACAACATAACGTACTCCAAGAGTTCTACGATGCAGCACAGGCGGAACTTGATGTGCGCTATGAGGTTGCATGTAGAACAAAGGATATAGTGTATGCCAAGAAGCTTGAGAAGGCGAAGCTACCTGACCTACCACCAGCAGGAGACTTCAACCTTAACGAAGTAATGAACTCGTTGTACTTCTTCGGTTAAGCGCAGTACTTAAGTACCCCTTATAGAACACAAAACATTTAATTGCCGCCTGCCCTTAACCGGGTTGGGCGGCTTTTTTGCGTTTATAGGTTCTGCTTATAGGTCAAGATGTTAGCTCAAAGCTGGTATCTATCTAAGGTCTACAAGTTATTCAAGGAGTACTAACATGTTTATAACCAGTAAATCATTAAACAGCTACAAGGACTTAACACCAGAAAGATTAATTAATCTGGCTATTGATTATGTAAAAGTTTCACATCCGTTACCAGCGGAAATTAAGTACGAGCTTGAGAAGCTAGGTTTACTACATCTTATTGAACAGAAAAGGAGTCTCGATGAAGAAGAAGATAATTGATGTACTTCTGTACCTATTAGGTAAGTGTGGTTACAAACCAGAAGTTAAACCTGAAGTACTCCAAGGTATTAACAGACAGGACATAGACTTGTTACAGAAAGCATTTGTACCGTATACCTACAAGCATGGTACTTCCGCGGAGAACATAGCATTGAACCTGTCAAGGTCTGATGGTGAACAGCGGGTAATACAGTACATAGTGTCCAGAGTACAAGGACGTATAGGAGCAATCCATGATTAGGATTGTTAACTGTACTGTATCAGATGTCCTGTGTGAAGAACACATGCTAGATGAGTATGCACAAGAATCTTCGATAAAGGATATGCCACACCCTAAAGCACAACTCAGTATGTATCAAGACCTAGAGGAACGGGGTGTACTCCGAGTAATAGGAGCATACAGAGATAACTTCTTAATCGGGTTTGTAACTGTTATGTGTTCAGTACTCCCGCACTACGGGAAAAAAGTAGCTATCACAGAATCCTTCTTTGTACCCAAAGCCTACCGTAAAACAGGTGCAGGATTGAGGCTACTACATGCCGCACAGGAGTACACAAAAGAACAGTGTGCAGTAGGTCTTCTAGTTAGTGCGCCCTATCAAGGGAGTCTATCAAAGGTTCTTCCAAGGGTAGGTTTTAAGCATACCAATGAAGTATTCTTTTGGAGTTCTTGTGCTTGAGGTAATCAACAGCAAGGAAGTTACCATACCCACCATGACAACACAGAGCATTGAAGCTGTACGTGCTCTTGAAACAGAAGCTCTTAAACTCACACAAGTACAGATACCCGTAAACCACGTATTACACGCAGGTATGTATGCACGAACAGTAATGATACCTGCCGGGGTTATGATAACCGGGGCGTTAATTAAAGTAGCAACTGCACTAATCGTGTCTGGTGATGCAACTGTTTACGTAGGAGCAAAGACCATAAGGCTTACTGGTTACAATGTGATGTCTTCAGGAGCTATGCGTAAACAGGCATTTCTGGCACACGCAGATACACACCTAACAATGATCTTCCCTAGTTCTGCTAGCACTGTAGAAGAGGCGGAAGATGAGTTCACAGATGAAGCAGAATTATTAAGTTCAAGAAGGGAGTCTATATGTCCGGTATAACATCAGCAACAGCAATGATGATAATGGCAGGAGTAGCAGCAGTAGGAGCAGGAGCAAGTGCTTACGTAAGTAATGATAATGCTATAGATGCACGGAATCAAGCCAAGAAGCAACAGGCTGAACAACTTGCCGCAGCAAGCGCAGCAGCAGATAAGTCTAAGGCGGCTACTATTACTAATGTGGGCACAGTGTCATTGCAGTCAGAAGAAGACCTTGAAGATGAGGCTATCCGTGGGAAGTCCAAGAAGAACAGGCTACGTGTAGACAAGACAGGTCTTGGAGTTGGTTCAAGTTCCAGCGGAAGTAGCACAGGTCTTAAGCTGTAATGAAGCCTTTGCTTCGCAGTACTATTGAAGCTAAGTTTCTTGAGCTTGACCAAGACAAGAGCACGTTAATAACAAGGGCTGAGCAGTACGCAGCATGGACGCTACCCTCAGTATTCCTTCCTGCCAATACCCCACACCAAACAGAAGTACAACAGGATATGCAGAGTGTAGGAGCAAGGGCTGTTAATCACCTAAGCAACAAGCTCACGCTAGCCCTCGTCCATTCTTCCGACTGGATGTTGAACCGGGCCTTATGGCTCAGTTGTCTGAAGCAGGTCTTTCAGAAGCTATGGTGCAGCTTGCCTTATCTCGTGCTGAGAAGATGGGCCTGAAGAAGATGGCTAAGCGTGGTAGCAGGGCGGCTCTTACCAATGCAATGAAGCACCTTATCATTGTCGGTAACTGCTTGGTATTCATGCCGCCAGATGGTGGTAACTTCCAAGTATATAACCTACGTGACTATGTTGTACAGCGTGACCTCAGCGGTAAAGTTATCCTAATCATCACAAAGGATAGCAAGGCTCTTGAGACATTGCCGCAGGACATACAGGCTCAGATTAAAATTGATAAGCCGGAGTTAAAGCCTACAGATAACGTGAACCTGTACACAAAGGTTATGCTTCAACCGGATGGCCGGTACTTCGTAACACAGTCTGCTGCTGACATAGAGCTTGTTGGTGACAATGAGGTTACTGTAGACAACAAGAAGGTTCATGTTCGCGGTATCTACTCTGCTAAGAACCTTCCTTGGATAGCTCTTACTTGGAACCTCCCGCGTGGCTGGTCTTATGGTATCGGCCTAGTAGAAGATTATAGTGGTGACTTCCATGCCCTGAGTACGCTTAGTGAGGCAATGGTTATAGGTGCTGCTATTGCTGCTGATATTAAGTTCCTTGTTGACCCTACTGGTGCTACTAGCGTCAGAGAACTCAATGAGGCAAAGTCCGGTCAGTACGTAGCTGGTCGTAAGGATGATATTAACACCTTACAGATAGACAAACAGAACGATTGGAACATCGTACTTCAGATTATCCAGTCGTATGAAAAGCGCATAGGCTTAGCCTTTCTACTTGGTTCCGCTGTAACAAGGGATGCTGAGCGTGTTACCGCTGAAGAGATACGTTACCAAGCACAGGAGCTAGAGACTTCTTTAGGTGGCGTGTACTCAAGACTTGCTGAAGAATTACAGTTGCCTCTTGCTAACTTATTACTGGATGATATTGACATCGGTGACAAGACCAAGATTGAGGCTGTTATCTTAACAGGCTTGGAGTCTCTTAGTCGTAACTCAGAACTTGAGAACATTATGTTGTTCTTGGGTGACTTGAATCAAGTATCGACACTCGCACCACCTGTTCTTGAACGTATCAAGATACCGGAGTTCATGTCGTATGTTGGTTCAGCTAGGGGTGTAGACTATGAACGCTTTATGAAGGATGAGAAGACTGTTGCGGAAGAGGCAGCACAACGCCAGCAAGCAGCAGTACAAGCTCAGCAGGATATAGACCAATCTAAGGCCACTACACAAATGGCGGCAGGAGTTATGAAAGATGCCTGAAGATAATACAGAAGTAATTGAACCAGTAGTACCAACCGTTGTAACACCAGTTGTAGAACCGCTTGTAGTCCCTCCTGTTATTGCTCCGATTGTTCCCGATGTGGTTGTCCCTGTTCCGGCTGTACTACCTAAGCCGGAGCCTACCGGGAGTGCTTACTTTGATGCTATGCAGGATGCCTTGCATGAGAAGGGTATTGACCATTCCAAATACAGCCAAGAGATTGCCAACGGTGGGAAGATCACACCGGAGAGCAGGGCTGAGCTAGTCGGAAAGCTCGGTGAAGCCCAGGTTAAGCTCATGGAGCATGGTGTTACTGAAGAACTCAGTAGAATCAAGACTTCACAGGCTGTTGAGGCTCAGAAGGTGTATGACGCTGTTGCCCTACCGGGATTCACAGATGGCAAAGCAGGCTTTGAGGTTCTTGTTGATTGGAGCAAGACGCACCTCACAGATGAAGAAAGAGCATCATATAACTCAATGCTGTCTAAGGGTGGTGTACAGGCTAACCTTGCAGTAAAGGCAATAAAGGAGAGGTACATGTCTGACCCTAACTACACCACACCGGCTAATCTGGTTACTGGTGATCTACCCGCAGGAGCAGTAGGTGTTGAGCTTATCTCACGTAGCACTTATGTAACTGAACTGCGTAAGGCTGAGAACGCAAGAGACAAGGCAACAGTGCTAAAGCTGAATGAACGTGCTAAACACACAATGGCAACTAACCCTGCCGTGTGGCGTCCATAGCCTAACCTCTGCATAACAGAAGAACTCGCCCTACTGTCCTTAATCGGATGGTAGGGCTTTTTTGTGTCTAATAAGTACCCCTTATAGAATACGAAACTAAAATCTAAGGAGATACACCTATGGCTGTTAATCTTTCGCGTCCCGGTATGGAACTAGGAGCAGGTGCAGATGATGCGCTTATCATTGAACAGTACGGCGGAGAAGTAGAAGGCACCTTCGGCAAGAAGTCCTTTATGCGCCAGTACGTACAGATCAAATCTATTCGTGGAACTAACATGGTCACTAATGATCGTATTGGTAAAGCTACCCTCACCACAGTAACTCCCGGCGTCCGTCCTGAAGCCTCTGTTGTGCAGTTCGACAACATCAGCGTCAAAGTTGATACCATTGTACTCGCACGTAACAACACTGTTCTGATCGACGACTTCACCTCCCACTA